GGTTACAAGCGCAAGATCCTCTTGTGGCCCAGGGTTGCTTGGATTTAATTCACCCTCACGCACGGCTGAGTTTGGGTCCATCGGCATCCCACTCATTTCACCCTCACGCATGGCTGAGTTCGGGTCCATCATCATTTCGTTTGGCATGTCAGCCTCCTATGTTATTTTTAAGTATCTGTTTCAGGGGCTTCAACCGCGCCCATTTTAGCGCCCGCAAGTTCGGCTTCAGCAATGTAATTTCCTTCGGGTGTCTTATAGTAAACGACACCCTCAATTGTGGTCTTCTCTAGTAGCTGATTGATGTTAACGCCAGAGGCATACTTGCGTAGCCAGGGCGGCAATCCAACGCCGCTACCGCCCTTGTAGTAGCGGTTGTATATGCTTCTGGCCGCTCCAGTGTTTGTTCCGCCACCGCCGCCGCCACCGCCGCCATCGCCACCAGTGCTAGTGCTAGTACCACTGGTAATATCATAAACGCTATTAACGCTTTGACCACCTTTTGCTTGGTTATAGTCAACTATTCCATCTGTAACTTCTTGGACGCTTCCGTCACCTTTAACATAATACTGTGTCCCATTACTTGTAGTGAAGCCATCCTGCGTACTCATTCCATATAGGTCAGCTCCAGCAGCGGTGGACTGAGCATCAAAAACTTGCTGAAATCTAGCGTTTTCCGCTGCCGCTTCTTTTGGTGGTAGTCCACCAGGCAATAGTCCCTCTGCGCCAAACTCATCAAGAATACCTTGAACATTTCCTGTCATAGTTGATGAATCAAAGCCAACGTACTCACCAGCCGCATTATATCTTGGCGTAGCGCCAGCCTCTAGAGCGGCAGTCTCCTGATCTACGATTGCCTGGCGCTCGGCAATGCTTTTATCGAGTAGCTTTGTGGCAAAGAAACCACCAACCATAGGAACAGCTAAGCCGCCCAAGAACGATCCGAAATAGGCCAATTGACTAGGCGGTATATCTTGACGCATTTGCTGATTGGCTACTGCCGCATTCGCTTGCGCGGTGGTCATGCCAGTCGTATCGACAGCGGCGTTATTGCTGAAGTTATCAGAGACGCCGTAAATGTAATCTTTTTCGCCAGTTTCTGGATTAATGGTATATCCACCGCCCTCTAGGGACGCACCAGTTAAAGTATTGACTAGCTGTCCATTTATATACGCAGCGTTATCGCCAGGGGTTATAATGTTAGCTAAGGTTTCCCTGCTTGTATTTAATACGGGCGTACTTCCATACCCCAAGTAGTTTTTAATGTCGTTGTCGGCAGTGTTGGCAAAGCCACGAATTCTATTTCCAGTAGACGTCATACCGCCAGCTCGGATTGGCGCCCCAGTTGCGTCGTCAATCAATTGGCCACCCACATATGACGCGCCATCGTCGGGCGTTAAGAGATTTGCCAGGTCTTCTTTGGTTGAGTTTGCTGTAGGTACGACATTTGCTAATGCGCCAATATTTGCATCTGGGGGCTGGTTAGGGTCTGATGGGCCAGCATTGGATACGTCTGCCTGTCCGCCAATTTTCGCGGGGATTGTTCCCCCAGCACTGCTTACAGAATTAAATGCTGCATCTTGATAAGTTCTATTGTCGTTGCTTTTGGTATTTGCAGTGCCTGCAATAACATTGCCCGCTGAACTTGTACCGCCAGCCGCTATTGAAGTGTTGGTCGCATCGTCAACTAGCTGACCGCCCACATATGACGCGCCATCGTCGGGAGTAAAGAAGTTGGCTAATGTTTCTGTAAATGAATTTGTAGTAACTGGGGCAACAACTGGTACAGCAGCGGGTGTAGTCCCACTTGACGCAGAGCCGTCTCCCCCACTGTCGCCGCCACCGCCGCCACCACCACCGCCGCCGCCATCGCCACCAAAACAAATCTGAGGTTTTAAAAACAAAAACATTACATGACAGTCCTTATACTTGGATAAACTCCGCTGCGTAAGCCACGGTGTGACCAAGCTCTTTTTACATCTGGAAATTCAACTTTAAAAAACCGCTGAAGCTCCTTACAGAAACGCACGACATCGGACATCCCTCTGGGTGCGATCATATCAACAAAAACTAATTTGTCACCCGTTTCCCGCTTAAATATTGCGGGGCCAGAATAGTCGCGTGTTTTAAACTCTTTATCTGTCATCCAAGCCCAAGTTACAAACCCAGAAATCATGCCGCTATCGTCGTACCAAATCTTGTATTGACCGCTCTCAATTGCTGGCGCTAACCGCCAAGCTATAGTTTTAGAGGGAAACCCAGAATATGGGGCGACAGTTGTCCAAAGACCAACGCAGTCATTGAACGCATTACTCATTACGCGCTCATTGGCGGTGGCATTGATGGCCCTTGTCTAGCTGACCGTGGTGGACCACCCTGCGGTTGGCTAGGTCTTGTAGCGTTTGAAAACGCACTTAGCGCGCCCACGTCTCCGCCGTCTCGGTTCATTCGCTGCTTAATCTCCATTACCTTGTCAATCAGGTATTGGTTCATATCCATTGGGGCTTCGCCGCCTGGCGCGCCGCCTGGAGGTGGTGGGCCTCCAGCTTGCGGTGGACCTCCCTGGGGTGGGCCTTTTTGCGGCAATGCCCCAAATGCTTCGGGGTTAATTGGCGGTAGACTGTTATACATTTGCAATAAATTGTTATCTGCTGATTGCGATGGATCGCTATATAATGGTGGGGTTAGCATTCTTCATTGCCTCCATCTGCATTTTAGCTGCGTTCTTCTCGCGCTCAAGTTGTAATTCAGCTTCCAACTTCATTATCTTAGCTTGCATGTCTTGCTGCGCCTTGGCTGCATCAATCTCCATATCCTGACGGGCCTCGGCCTGCTTGATCTCAATGCTAGACTTCGCCTTGGCCTGATCCGCCTCGATCTGCGCCGTTGTGCGGGCCTTCAGGGCCTCTGTCTCAAGCTGCGCGAGTTGCTGTGCATATTGCAGTGGATTGCCCTGCTCTTGGCCCTTCTGGCCGCCCACCAGTGCTTGTATCTGCTTCATCTGTGGGGCCGCCGCCACAACTTGCGCCGCTCGCTGGCTAATCAGGCGATCCATCTCTGGGTCAACTGCCTTAAACTTGAACTCTGGATCTTTAAAGTCTGGCAGTGGCGGCATTGGCATGGCAATACTGGCCTCCATCCGCTGGCGATACAGCAGTGCAATATGCTCCGCAACGTGGGCAATCAGAATTGGCTGCATAGCTGCGGCGCCAGGGTTCCCCGCCAAAGACGGATCTTGCATAAACTGAATGTGAACCGCGATGTGCGATTCGTGATCCTGCTCTGGAAATGCGCGAATGCCTTTGCCGTATAGGACGCTCATGTTCTCATCAATCGGGTCCATCAACACAGCCTCTTCGGGCTTTATCAAAATCTCGTCAATGTTGGGTATTCTGATCGCCTCATACATCCGCTTGTAGGCAGCGTATAAGTCGTGGAACTGCGGAGCTGATCGCGCCATTTCCAAGACAGCTTGTGCCTGCGCGATGCGCTGGGCTGTCGAGAAGATGTTCGGATCGCTTACTGGGACAATGTCGATCCGATCATCAAAGTCGGCGCGGTAGATAATCTCCGCAGCTCCCGCCCGCGAGAAACTGAACTCATCGGGGAGGTTCTCAGCGTTCAGATCCGCAAGGAGTTTAAACTCTTGGCCCTGCGCGTAATGCAGGCGCTTGTGAATTGCGCTAAATGCCTTGGAGCCCTGCTCGATCAACGCAACCGTTGAGCCAACTGGCGCATTCGGGTTCACGTCGCCAATGTTTAAATCGGCGGTGCTGGCAAATCTCTGTCCGGCGTCAACCATATATCCAAGCAAGTTAAACAAAGAACCTGACGGCTCCTTAAACGGCAGTGGCATAATCGCCTTGTTTACGTCGTCAACCGTACTATCGAGGTCAACAAATTCACCGGGGCTGATCTGCATGTCGCCGCCCTGAACACGGCCACGCAGCTTAAAGCCACCCTGCATGTTCGAGAATGCGGCACTGTCGAGCAATGCGCGCAGAGATCCTGTCGCCGCTTTGCCCAATCCGCCAATCATGTGGTACAAGCCGAAGCCGTAGAAACCTAGACCAGGTAAAAATTTGTAAGATACAAACCAGTCGCGGCGCTTCTTCAGCTCGTCGTCTTCCTTCCAGTTACGGCGAACCGCCACGACAGCCTGACTGTCATAGTCAATCGTGATGACATATGGGATCGCCACTGCGTTGTCGTCCTCGTCGTCGTCATCCATATTCTCGCCGTCAATGCCGTCAAACAAATCATAGACGTGCATTTCGAGCAGTGTCATCACGTCGTCATTGCTGTCGTCGTACTGATCAACACCCTCAATCTCACCGATAATATCGCCCGACGGGTCCATGTTATCGCCTGATCCATACTTCGCCGGCAGGTAATATCCGTTCTGGACGTAGCGATTAAAGTCATTTTTCGGCATACGGATGACGTGGGTGTAGCGTGGTGACGTGTATAAATCTTTGCTTTCCGGGGCGACTACGAAGTCTTCAGCCTTTACGAACTGGCTACACTGCCGATCTAAGTTAGCATCCCACCAAACTTTCTTAAACGCCTGGCCAACCAGTGGCAGGTGAAACAGCAATTGATCGAGGTCAGGGAAGTATTCCTGCATCTCGTTGGTGACTTGCCAGTTCATAAATTCACGAACGCGGCGCCCCTGCTCCTCAATCTCCTCGTCTGGATCGCCAACGATCACAGTCTTGATTGGCCCGCCTGACGGGTACAATTCAGCAATGGCCTTGGCGTTAAACTGCGTGGCAGCTTCGGCAATCAGCGGGTGTACCACTACGGACAATCCGCGCGTCGCGCGCTCAGATTCACCCTCGTCCAAGCCACCATCAGGATCTAGTGTCTTTAATCCCTGAGTGTAGCGTTCCTTCCACTCTGATCGAGCTTCCTCGTCATTCTCGTAATAGCTGATTAGCTCTTGCGCTTTTCGGGATAGCTCTTTCTCGTCGATTGTCTCAGCTAGGTTGATGTCAAACTGGGCGTCGTCAATCTCGTCCTGCATGTCTAGTTCGGGATCGCCTACCAAAACATCGCCGTCGGGCAGTTCCTCAACCATTAAGCTATCGTCGGGCAAGCCCTCGGCGAACGG